CACTTCCTGTATAGGTGTCTCTTCGGACTTGACTATACGGTAACTAACAAGTAATTCCTTTAGGTTTTCAGCAACCCTTTCGTTAGCTTGGTTTATTGACCTTGCCGTAACGAAAAAAATGTCACGGCTAGTCTTTTCCTTACCCGTGTCTGCATCCTCAATTAGATATTCAACTTTGATTTTATACCAAACATCCGAATCATCGTACTGAAACAAATCAGCAATATCAATAGGTGTTATGCTTTTCACGAAAAATTCGCCTTTAACGAACTCACCAAGCTGTTCATACATAGTAGCCTCAGCATCTGTAAAGGACATTGAAGACACTATATAGTGTTCAAGCACTCTCTTTAAAGTTCCATCCGGAAATTCCTTTGTATACGCCGCTTTGGCTATACTCCATTTAAAATTGCTCATTCTATATTTTTTATTAGATTATTTACTAGCGTAATAAGCTACTGCCCACGCTTGTTTTTCTGAAATATAACTACCGTCAATAGCTTTCTGAATAATAGCCCCAACAAAATGCCTTTCTACGTCAGCTTTCTGCATTATTTTTGTAAAATCACCAGTAAAATTAAACATAGTACCTCTATCTTGTCTAGTTCCTGCTATTTGATTCTTAATTGACATTAGTACCGTTTTTGAATTAGCCTTAATTCTGTTTAGACTTTTTAAAGCTAAAGAGAAAAAATCTCTGTACGTAAGTTTCCAATTACCGTATTTTTTTCTTGATTTGTAAGACGACCAGTTAGAAGCTAATTCGTGGGCTTTTTTAAATTTTAATGCTTTCATTTTTGTTTATCCTTTTATTGTGTTTGACAAATATAACTATATTCCTGAATATAAACCTAATTATTTTTATAATTTTTTTAAATTATTTTATAAACACCTATTAATCAGGCTTTACAATATTGATAACAACGCTTTGATCTAGCTCCATTTTAACCGGAGCATCAAATCCGAGCATCTTACTTATCTGCTTCAGCGCGTTTATAGCGTCAGAGGTCTTGCAGAAATTTGATAATAGGTACAACTTAGACTTGTCAGTTTTATATTTGTTGCCATCACTAGATTGAAGTTTTTCAACAGCCTCTAAATAACCTTCAGATCGTTCAACTATAGACATTAACTTATCTATGACCACCTGCTTAGTTACATCCGTCTGCTTTATTAGCTTATCTTGCTCTTCTTTTATGTAGCTCATTATTTTCTCTTTTTTCAACAACTCACAAGCACGCGAATGAATAGTCGTAGACTTCATATTTTCGCAATCAAAAGCTATCCGATAAGCTTCTGACGCTGACCCTGTTATTATGTATTGGTCAGAAAAAACTACTTGTTTCGGAGTTAAATTATTATTATTTTTCATTTAGCAGTTTTAAAGCCTCTTTAATCATCTGCTTCCGATCATCGGTGTCAATACCCATCACCTTACCGCAAGTTAATACGACCAATCCTTTAATTTTATTAGTAGGTGTATTATCGAAAAATTTTTCAGGATAATTAGTTTCAATTGTCATTTCCCCGCGATAATCAGAGAGCCTGCCCCCTATTTGCTTTTCAGCGACAGCATAAAGCCTTGCCACAGACGGATTTATTGCCCCCGGACATTGCCTACAAAAGCTAAATGTAGGATCAATACTTCTACCTATTTTTAAGATGTTATCGTGGTCAGATGCTCTAACAACAATTCCGCGTTGCAATTGACGTAACCACTCTATTTGATCGCTCGTTAGCTTGTTCATAAAAATAAATTATTTATAGGTACAGCAGGTAGATCATTTTTAAATCTCAACCCCTTATTGTGAACAAAACTCATATTTTCCCTTCTGCTTACCCATTTGAGATTCTCACACCTATTACCTGACCTTCTTTCGTTCAAATGATCTACCTCATTTAATCCATTAGGATTCTCACACCAATACGCCGCAACTAACCTATGTATGTAATAATCTCGAAAACAACCATTTCTAAGCTTTAACCTAGCGCGTCGATAACCTTGTTCATTCTCCCAACCTTTAACAACCTTACCAGTACTAGTATTAAACAATACGCCACAACTACTTATATAGTAATCAGGGCATTCTAAAACCTCTCTAAATATCATCTCACCCCCCTTTTCTTTTCGTAAGTAACTAACCCGAAGTAGCCTGCATTAACCGCACCAATCATCCCTAGAATTATAGAGGTTGACGGCATCGAGATAGCGCAAGCCTCTAATACTACTATTAGCGTGGTAATTATCCATGCGTAAATTAATATAATAGGACGGACAATCCTAGGAAGCTTTAAGCTTGTTGAGTTGTCTGACACCCATCTAGCGGTCAACTCTTTGTCTCTGTCAGCTATTAAATTCTCTATCTTAGCCACCTCTTCACTTGTTAACTCAACCGAAGGAGCTATAACCTCGCCTATAGCCTCAATAAATCTACCCGCTATAGGTATGTCTCCGCCAACCTCTTTAAGTAGGTTGCCAGCAAACGACTTCCCTTTGCTTTTTAAAAAATTTCGAACCCTTCCTTTTTTCATGACGTTTAAAAATTCGTAAACTGAAAGTGCATCCAGTCGTAATTTCTTTCTCTACCCATTGAAGTGAACCCATTTTGTTCAAATATATCTATCATGTGAGAGTACTCAGGTCTTGCAAATCTAGCTGTACGGGAAGTTTCTTTAAGCCTATTTCTTTCGGGGTCCAAATCTATAGATACCCCCCAAGAATGAGAAGAAAAATCATTCCCACCTCTAGTTTTACGGACATTATAAATCCCCCCAAACAAATCCATTCCCAACTCTCGAATAATTCCAAAACCGTAATGAAATAATATCTCCTCAAGAGCTGCTTTTAGACTTGAAGCTACCGCTTCATGACATCTAACAGTTGTTATTACTGTTTTTTTATCCCAAGACAATCGCATAGGGAATGGAAGTGTTAATTTTACTATGTCCGCTTTAGCTTCCTCGGGAGTACCAAGCATTGCCTCAAGCTCTTTTGCTGTGTGTATCATAATTAACAGTTGTTCGTTTTGTTTATTTTTTATAACAAATTAAGTTGAAACTATTCACTGTTTAGTTTAAACTTAATTTGTTGAAATCCGGCACAAATTAGTTACAGCTTTTCACTGAATTAGTTCAAACTAATTTCTGACAAATCCGACACAAATTAGTTTAGACTAATACAGAATTAACATCAACTAATTTTCTGCCGATAAAGCTGTGATTAATTGGTCTTAATATTTCAGTTTTTAATCTAACCTTTCTATTTCAAATAGCTTATCGTAAACCCTGCTTCTTCTTACCCAGTGTTCAGAAATCCAGCCGTTAGCAAGCTCAAAAGGCTCATTCAAAACAAGAAATCGCTTAACGAACCCTTTAAGATTAATAACATTTAACTCTTTGACTAAAGTAACCTCCTCACAATAAACGCCTTTAATGTTCACACCATTACATAGCTCTTCCAATTCTTTTTCTGACCCGATCAACTTAACGAACTTGTTGCCTTTGTAATTTACAGATACAACGAACAATTTCTCTCTAGCTTCCACCTCTGCTTCAACAGCCTCAACGGCTTCAACAGCCTCAACGGCTTCAACAGCCTCAACGGCTTCAACAGCCTCAAGTTCATTTTCGAGATCAATAGCTTCAACCAACTTTTTAGCTTTATCTAATTCGCCTAATCTAGCAGCTTCAGCATTCTTTTTTCTAGTGATAGCCGCTTTTTGCTGCGGCGATAATTTTTTGCTCATTTTATTTATTTTTATTATTACTTAATGGGCGCGGAGATGTCGCAACCGTTATCATTTGACCGAACCGAACATGGTGTAATTATGATACCTGAATTAGTGGCGTCTAACCTGCCTTCATCTATCCAACTAGGTTCTGGATATTTAGACCCGTCGCCTCTAGGTTGAACTAGGTATTGATCGCAACCAGTTATATACGAGGCTCTCGCCGTTATAATTCCAGTCATTAACGTAACTTTGTCCGCTACTTCTATTCCTAATTTTTCAAACTTCATATATTTTTTTTTATAAAATTAACACTATTATTTAAACCCACCACGGTTGAATGCTATATAATTCCAATATGTCTGAAGGCATATTTTCTACAACTTTTATGTAAGACTTAACACCTAAACTATGCTTGTGGTGTTGAGACATAGCCTCAAACGCGTGATTCAGACTAGATTTATGTAAAATTTTTTCATAAATCCTATACCTGCCTGAGAACCTTAAATTCTTATAATTAATAAGCTCTTTTAACGAAAGCCTGTAATAAGTGTTGACAGCATTAATCATAGACAGAAGGCTGCCATATCCATCTTCATTAAAAAAAACAGATAAATGCCTCGCTTCAAAATAGACATCCTTTTCAACTTTTTTTGTCTCAGTAAGAGTTTGAAACATCCATTCAGCTTCCTTCACGTTTATACCTGCTATGGTCGCTAAATCTACTTTATTCATTTTCAAATCTAATAAATTATCCATTATTTTCAATTTTAAATTAATTATCAAAATCAACGCTTTGCTTCTCTAAGCAATAGCAATCTACACATAAATCACCCTCGTATTCAGCGTCTTGCTTTTTACAGTTTTTACACCGGACTACAAGGCTTTCTTGCTTTTTTATTTTTTTCATTACCTTATTTTTTTTTCTTTACAATAATCTAACAAAACCAACCTTAAATCTATTTCGTCAAAAACTAAATTAGTCACCCAAGACCTGAAAGCTAAAGCTTTAGCTCTCTTTACAGCGTCCGTCTTTAAAGGTTTAGGCTTTGCGCGTGTAGGTTTAAAATTCTCTCGCAAATCATCCGTTACGAACTGCCATATTTCCATTTTCTCCTCGTCTGAAACATCTATAAACCCGATGTCATCTAACGAGTTATAATAAAGGTGTGAGTCGAAATCATCAAAAACACTTTCAACTCTCTTGCCTTCCAAAACTAACTGGTATTGTTTGAATAGCGTATTTTCAAAATAAGCTATTTTAGCAGGAGCGGACAGCATGACGTTAGGTTCTGCGTAAACCTCTCTTTTGCTTAGCTGAGAAGATCGGTAATTCATGTAAGAAACCAGAACTTTACTCACAAACAGACTTGTAAAAGCTTGATAAGCAGGTTCTTTAAAGTCTAATTTCTGCGCAGCGTAAAGACTAAACGCCTCAGATAACTCTAAAGGATTTAACGACTTAAAATGTCTACTCAAATGGTTAACCATTGCGTCCTCCTCATGCTCGCTGATAGGTTCTTTAATCCCACATTGAAAACTAAATCCAAGCAACAAGTCCTTAACGCTATCCCATTCAATAGCTGTGGGGTTTGGAGGGAATGTCCTAAATGAAGCATTAGGGTTGTAAAGCTGAACAGCTCGCTTAACCTCTTCGGGTGCTTCGGGCTTCAGTGTAACGCTCAAATGTTGATTTCTTATTGCTAACTTGTTGTCCATTTTGATTTGTTTTTTTGCTTTCTAACTTTATTTTTTCTTCGTAAACCACCCAGTACTTAACTTTGTCGCTGTTTAGATTTCTCAACTTAACTAAGCTAAGGAAATTTTTCGCCCAAAAACTGTCCTCTCTTGTTTTTTTTACGATAGTCTCTATTCTTTCGTGCGTTAATTTATCTATACGCAACAGCTCGTCATACACCTTCACCCAAGATAGTAGGTTCTTTGGGTGGCAGTTTTCGGGAAAGTACTTCAACAACGACTTACACCCATTAACTACCTTCAACGGATAGACCTTAGGCTTGTCTTTTGGTTTCGGTTTTTCCAAAGGCTTTAATTCTACCTCTACCTGCTTAGCTTCTTTGGGCGCAACATCCACCGAATTAGATAGCTTTTTAGCGCGTCTAACTTCACCGGATTTCCTGCCAGCAAATGACTTCTTTTCTATCTTTTCATTCCATTTTTTTAAGTCTCTCTTTAATTTACCCCTAACCATCATTATTGACAAACGCAAGGCTTCGGAGCATGAGGCAGGTTCTTCAGGATCATTATCGTTAACGTATTGGAGTATGTAAGTAAACAACTCGCCTCTATCGTTCATAGTAAGCGACGGCATTATGTCTATCAGATCGCAGTAAAGAAGAAAGCTATCTTTTCCTTTTGCCATATTTTTGATTAAAAAAAAAGGGGGAGATAAAAAGGTTATAGATACCTCCCCTAAACAAATATTAAAAACCCCTTTTTAAAATTTATTTATTGTTAATTCGCCACCTCTTTGGTGGACTTCTTTATCAACCTCGTAGCAGCGAGGGTGATATTATTAAAAAGGAGCTTCTACTCCTTGGTTATGATTAGTCTCTGAACCCTCATTTCTGCCGTTTGGTTGCAGCTCTATCTCTTTTAGGTGTACAACCGTTCGACTCCTCTTACTGCCGTCAGACGATTCCCATTCATGATTGAAAGGTTCGCCCATAACAGTAACCTTATCACCTTTCTTTAGGTATTTTTCAACCACACCAACAACTCCGCCCGTAGCTTTAATTGAGTGCCAAGTAGTTCGCTCCTGCTTCTGTCCGTCACTGTCTGTCCATCGCTTAGTGGTAGCTATAGAAAAGTTCGCGACCTTTGATCCGTCGGGGAATGCGTGTATTTCAGGATCATTCCCGACCCTGCCGTCTATAAAATGTTTGTTCATTATTTTTTGTTTTTATTATAAATTTCTTCTAGGTACTCTAAGGCAAATATACGACATTCAACAACCTTTGATTTGATTAGTTGAAAGTTTTTTTCATTCACCTCAACAGGCGTGGTTGTCACTCGTAAATGTAAAGGCACGTCACTCATTACGTGAGGTGTCACGTTGTCCTCGTATTCTATCAAATAATCCGGAGTATCTACAAGGCAGTAGGCAACTTGTGCCTTACTTTTGTTGTAAAGCCAAGCATAGCCGTTTAACTGCCAATTATAGCCTGATTTTTTACAAGCCTTAGCAGCCTCCGTATCGGTTAGTGGGAAAGTTTCTTTAGACCAGGGCGTCTTAATATCTGTAACCATACCCTCGTCCAGCTCGTTGATGTCGCAGCCTAAGGTGGTTATATACTCGTTGCTCTTAGATTCTTCATTCTTCGATGTGCTTTTAAAAAACACGGAGTTATAAATATCTATACTGTCATTTTCACAAGCAACACCCTTCTCCATCTCCTTAGTATTAATATCTTTCACATACCCTAAAACGATTTGTTTAACTAAGCTTCTGACATGAGACTTAGCCGTTTCAGAGAGCGCGTATTTAGGTTTGAAAGCTTTCTTTTTCAATAGCTCTCTAAGCTCTTCTTTTTCTTTTTCAGTTCGATTCTCCTTAGATTTCAGCTCCTCCAACTTCCTTGCGTTTGCTTCGGTGAAGGAGTTAGGGGTTTTTGATCCCCCCATTATCAAATGTATCTCTGAACACCTGATCTTAAGATTGTTAATTAATTCTTTAGCTGATTCTTTATTCATGATTGTTTATTTAATTTAGATTCTGCAGCTAATCGTTGATTTTCCGTTAATTTGAAAGTTTTGACCAGTTTTTCGTACGTATATTTTTTCTGCAAAATATTGTCTAAAGCAGCTTCCAGACGCTCATTACTAATATCCAACCTTCTGTCTTTAACTTCTTTACTTGGCACTTCATTTCTAATCCTTAAACACTCGACAAGCTCTCCGGCAACTTTAGTCACTGTGGCGTATAAAGTAATTTCCTTACCTATCCAGTCCTCAACGTACGGGCTTTTATAAAGCCTCTGTATCATCTTAGAATTAGTTCGATTCAAGATAAAAGGCTTCTGACCCTCCAAGTGCGCAACCGTGCAAACCTCCTCTTTTCCTTTATCTCCCTTCACTTTTTCTTTCGATACGGAGGTTATTTTAACGGTTAGGTCTTCTCCGTAATTAAGCGCGTAAGCACCTATGTAATCTAGGTTTGTCAACATAGACTTCCAATGCGTTTTAGTTTCTTTTTCCATTTGTTTTTGATTTATATTATTTGTTTAAAAAGATCAATATCGGCTTCTAATTCAACCATAGTTGTGCGTATTTCCAACATGGCTAACTCATTAAGTGAGCTTGATCCTGTCGTCATGTTCGTTGCGAGCCTCTCATAGTCCCTAGCTAACTGCGACAACTGAAAAGATAGTATTCGTATAGATGCTCTGGAGTGATGCTGATCGTTAACTATTTGACCTTTGCTTAGTTCGACTTTCATTGCTGAATGTATTCATTTATCTCGAACAAAAGCAAGGACATTGTTTCGTTTGATAAATCCACCTCGACACCTTCAAAAGTCCTAACAACACCTATTTCAAGCTCATACTCACCCTCTGAAAACGTGTCAATATTCACCTCTATCTCGTATTCGATCCCGTATTCATTATGAAGAATGAATACTTCTTCTATTTGGTCGTAATCACTGATTTTATCGAAATTATAACCGCAAAATAACTCACCGGAATCAAGCGATACTTTAACTAACATATCATGAAAGGAGATATTGTTTTCAACCTTAAAGAAGTCTATATCCTGATGCGTGAACGGCATCTTTTTTCTGGACAACTTCTTGTAATCAAGCCCCGAAGCTTCGCAGGCTGATTTTAGACTGCTATGTGTAGTTATGAATCCGCCTGACTTCAGTACGGTTGTATACGTTTTTCTTTTACTCATTTTTTTATTGTTATTTATTTTTACCATTAAATATTTCGACCATCAAAGCGATGACAAGCGATGCGCCGCTAATTATTAGTAGTAACGCCATTGTTTATAAATTTATTGTCGCCAGTCAGTTTAACCAATTCGCGGGTTATTTTCGAAATAGTCCTATCGAAATGGTTATTTTTATTTACGCTTTTATAATGAAACTCGTGAACAGACAGCTTGCCACCTTCTTTAGGATTTAAAATAACGCTTAACACGGTGTTTATTTCACCATCATTTAAGAAATATGAGTTTATATATAATGGGAAGTACTCACCAGACCTAAAGCCTTCACTTACATAAACGTAAGAAAATCTTACCTCATCTATAGATTTTAACTCATGTATTTCTCCAAACTTCCTGACAGACATCTGGATGATGTCCATGCTTTTCATTTCAGCTTTGGTAAGCTTTGTTTGCCATTTTTGCCTTGCCATATCTATTTTTATAAGTTTGATTCAAATACATTCGTCACGACAACATGAATGTCCTCGTCTTCTAGTCCATGGTTGATAGCAGCGGCGTAAGCGTCATCGTACGAGTCAAAAAAAGCATTTTCAATCAACTCCTGAACATTACTTTCGGCATCTATGTAGAGAATAGGGGAGGCGTAGAAGATCGATACAACTATTGCCGAGTACTTTAGTACGCTTTCTTCAACGCTAAACTCGTCATAAAAGTATTCAGCTGAACCTCCGTAATTTAGAAATTTTAATTCTCCATCAATGTATTCATGAACTTCTTCTAAAGTTAAAAAATACTCAGTATCATCACATGATGGGTTGTGGACTTTAAATTTTTTCATTGCTTTTTGTTTTTATAATTGTTTGTTCAGCAAATATAACTAGTATTCTTGAATAAACGCCTAATTTATTTTGTGTTTTTTTTTATTTTTTTTCAAACAACTGATACACAACGAATT